CTGAACTATGGCGTGATGTCCAGAATAGTGGCAGATGCCTTGTTAGACACCTACGATGACACAACTTTGTTAAGAGCCTTTAACCACAGAACAAGGCGTCTTTTTGGTGCTACCAGCGAAGGTGGAGGTGCCCGACAGAACCTGATAAAAGATGCGCTGGTTCAACTACCCCCCGGACCAGCGGCAGAATTTAACCGAGTTTTCCTAGATCGCATGAGTGATTTTGAAAACATTGACGGGGATCTTCTCAACCCGGGCGAGATTCTCAGCAATAGGCTGTTGAGTCCAGGTAGTGATGTAAATAGTCCCACACAGATGAATAACAGGGCTGACTATGCAAGCGGCGTTTTCAGAAGACTGAAAAGAAGGATGGATAGAGACGGGGTTACGCCGCACGAATATTTTGTCAACAACCCCGGTGAGTTGAGTCTTTATATGAGCGCAGATAGTCATCTTTTTGGTGACCTTGGTCGATTTGAAACTAATGACGCTTTTCGAGCAAGTCCTCGCACGACTATGTCAGCGTACGCGGCGGAGGTTGATGATTATATAACTGGTATTGTAATGGACAGAGCAAAGACTCGACTTGAGAGCGATGAACCATTTGCGGGATTAAATTTAAGTTCAGAGCGTGTGGAAGAACTAAAGAAAACCGCCGAGGTTCTTAACAGAACAATAGGCGGAAGCAGCTTCGGCGGCACAGGCGAGTTTCGTACGATGTCGCCGTTTGCTCAAACACGTCACTTTGAGGAGTTTGCACCGAAATTGTTGCTGCAAGAAGCGCGCAAGGCGGGTTTTGATGGTGTTATATTCCCCAACTACCAAGACATGAAAGATGTGGGTGGAAGACCGTCTGGACCCACAGTGAAAAATATTTACGAAAAGGGCGTTAAAAAGGGTCTAAATCAGCTAGGCGTTACTGTAACAAATCTAGACACGGTTAGGGCGAAGAACTTTTCCACCAACACGGTTGAAGTCTTACCGCACAAGCGGACCGGGGATCCGCATCGAGGAGCCAAGGCTGTGTATTTCGAAGGAGAAAACGAGAATATTGTTTCTCCGTCAAAGATCATCCGCCGAGCGAAGGGTGGCCCCGTAGACTTACGACCTAAAAAGCTGATACACTCTGGCATCGGCGCTATGGCAAGACAGGTGATGTAATGGCACAAGGACGAAGGAAAAAAGGATCGGGAGTCAATTACAGCGGCTCCATCGGAGGCAGCCCCGGACCGCGTTCCGTTGGCGAAGTGAGACCGATGACCACTACGGCAGGTGCTTCTCCAGCGGAACTTAGAGGTGGTGTAGGCAAACGGCGTCGTCCACCGCCACGGACTATTGACAGTATTGCTGGTGCTAACGATCCAGAGAGTTTTTCCGAGAAATACAATGAAAGAAGGGAAAAACAGCGCAAGTCCGATCTGAAAAGAGTCAGAGAAATCAAACGTCGTCAAAAAGCGCAGACGCAGATTGACAAGGGTAAACAGGGCAAGACCGGAAGAGGCGTTGCCGGCAGGGCGGCGTCGGTAGGCATGGGTCCGGCACAGATCACCACAGGCGGTGGTTTAGGCATGTTGACACAACAGGATCGAAGCAAGCCGAAGAAGATGAACATGGGCGGCGTCATGAGATCACGCGGCGGCACGTTCAAGGGAGTATTCTAGTGGGCAGGATGAAAGACAAGGCCATCAAGGAAGAAGAAGAGATGATGGCGAAACTTCGCAAGCGTTTTTATGATCCGGGTCCGGGGCAAACTGATTACTCGGCACAAATGTCGTTCGATGAGTATGTTAAGCGCATTGGTCCCGGCAAGGCTGCTGGTGGCATGGTCAAGGGTTTTAGCCCGATTGCTCGTCCGCAACGATTCAAAGGCGTATTTTAATGGCACTTCCTCCGCAGATGGTTGACATGGCGATGGGCGCTGGTGGTCCGGCGACCGAGATGCCTGAAGAGTTGATGATCGAACTTCCCGAGGAGAACATGCTCCCCGACGGCATTGAGCTTGCCGGCATGGAAGAGATGGTCGAGGTTCAGGCCGAGATGTACGACCACAATGCAAACCTTGCGGAGATTCTTGACGACTCTGTTCTTGGCACGTTGTCTTCCGAGCTTCGTGACAAGGTTGACGACGACAAGGAGTCTCGGGAGGATTGGGAAGAGGCGATTGCCAAGGGCTTGAAGCTGCTTGGTGTGAATTATGAGGAGCGCAACGAGCCGTTTCTTGGCGCGAGTGGTGTGCATCATCCACTGCTGAGTGAGGCTGTCACGCAGTTTCAGGCGCAGGCATACAAAGAGATGTTGCCTGCTGGTGGTCCTGTGAAGACGCAGATTATCGGCGCGGCAAATCAGGTGCTTGAAGATCAGGCGCAGCGCGTCAAGGATTTCATGAACTACCAGATTACGGAGATCATGGAGGAGTATGACCCGGACACGGATCAGATGTTGTTCTATCTGCCGCTGACGGGTTCAACATTCAAGAAGGTCTACTTCGACGCCGGCAAGCAGCGGGCTATTTCGAAGTTTGTCCCGGCAGAGGATCTGATTGTTCCGTACTCGGCGAGTGACTTGAACACTGCCGAGCGTGTCACACATGTAGTACGGGTGACCGAGAACGAGCTTCGCAAGCTACAGGTCGCTGGCGTGTATCGGGACATTGAGCTTCAGGCAGGAGATGAAGACGATGATAGCTCGATTAGGCAAACTGGCAATGAGTTGCAGGGTGTCCGTCCATCATATGGTGACGATGTTCACACACTACTTGAAATCCACACAGAGATCGATCTCGAGGGCTTTGAGGATGTTGGACCCGATGGTGAGCCTACGGGCGTTAAACTACCTTACATTGTCACTGTGGATGAAGATTCAGGACAGGTTCTCTCGGTGGTGCGAAACTATCGGCAGGCGGATCCCCTTCGAAGAAAGCGACAATTTTTTACTCATTACAAGTTTCTTCCTGGGTTTGGTTTTTATGGCTTTGGCCTGCTTCATACTATAGGTGGACTGTCTCGTGCTGCGACTTCTATCCTTCGTCAGCTTATCGATGCGGGCACTCTTTCAAACCTGCCTGCTGGTTTTAAGGCTCGTGGTGTTCGTATTCGCAACGACGATGAGCCGCTTGCTCCTGGCGAGTTCCGTGATATTGATGCTCCCGGTGGTGATCTTCGGAATGCTCTTATGCCCCTTCCATACAAGGAACCTTCTGGGACACTTGCTCAACTACTGGGCGTTATCGTCGATTCAGGACGCCGATTCGCTCAAGTCGCAGATGCAAAAATCGCCGACGCAAACTCACAGGCTCCCGTCGGAACCACAGTTGCACTAATCGAGCAGGGATCGAAGATCATCTCTTCGATTCACAAGCGTCTGCACTATGGTCAGAAGCAGGAGTTCCGTCTTCTCGCCGAAGTGTTTGCCGACAATCCAATGCCGTATCCGTACTTCGTTGGGCAGAACATCCCGCCGGAGATCATGCAGCAGGACTTCGATGGTCGTGTGGACATCCTGCCTGTCTCAGATCCGTCGATCTTCTCGATGTCGCAGCGCCTGTCGTTGGCTCAGACGCAGATGCAGTTAGCATCGCAGGCTCCACAGCTTCACAATCAGTACGAAGCCTATCGGCGTATGTACGATGCACTGGATGTGAAAAATATCGACGCTATCTTGCCGCCTCCGCAACCGCCGCAGCCTATTGATCCGGCGACGGAGAATGCAAACGCTGTGAAGGGCATGCCGCTTCAGGCGTTCCCGGATCAGGACCACGAAGCGCATATCATGACACATGCTATGTTCTTGTCTTCGCAGGTTGGTGCCGCTAACCCGCAGGCGTTCATGTTGTTGCTGTCACACGTTCAGGAGCACATTGGTATGTTGGCACGTGATCAGGTCATGGCGTTCTTCCAAGAAGCTGCCAAGCAGGCTATGGCCGCAGGTGAGTCGGTGCCGCAGATTGCACCGGATCTTGTTGAGTCTACTGTGGCACAGCAAACTAGCCAGATTATGCGCGAGATCATGCCGATTCTCCAGCCGGCACAGCAGCAGGATCCGCTGGTGGCTATTCGCCAGCAGGAACTGGAAAACTCTCAGATGGAAGTTCAGCGCAAGATGATGAACGACCAGATGAACTTTCAGGTCGATCAGGCCAAGTTGCAGCAGGCATATGAGTTGGCCCAGCAGCGTCAGGCTCTACAGTCGGACATTGCTGAAGCACGGAACGATGTCAACGTATACCGCATTAACACGCAAGCTGCATTGTCGAGGAACAAATGATCCAAGCACTGATTGGACCGATTGCCTCTCTGGCTGGTACATGGCTGGAAGGTAAGGTTGAGAAGACCAAGGCTGAGACTGGCGCGAAGGTAGCTAGGGCCAAGGCCGAGGCTACGATCATGGAGAAGAAGGCTACGGGCGAGATCGACTGGGATCTTGAAATGGCTCGTGGCAGTCAGTCATCGTGGAAGGATGAGTGGCTGACGATTTTGTTTTCCATTCCGCTGGTGCTGGCTTTTGTGCCGGGTATGGAGGAGATTGTTGCCAATGGATTTGCACAGCTTGAGGCGATGCCACAGTGGTATCAATATTCCCTTGGCGTTATTGTTGCTGCTTCTTTTGGCGTACGTTCAGCTACCAAATTTTTTGGTAAAAAGTGATGACCCGCATGTGGCGAATGGGCGAGAGAACCACGGAAGAGCAAGCGAGGATTAATCGTGGCCGAAATAACTATGGAAAGATTCCTGCGGTGGAAGATACTGCCGCGCCTGATGATGATAATGATGTCGATCTCGGCGTGGAGAGTGGTGGAATGGTTCATGACTCTGCCAGATCCGACGCCAGCGCAAGCGGGTCTAGTGAGTGTAGTCACGGGGGCCATGACCGGTGCATTTGCGGTATGGCTGGGGCACGAGAAGGAGAAGTAAGTGGCACGACCACGGATTAGGCAGTTTGCTGACGACTTGGGAATAAGTTATGATGAGGCCAAGAATCTCATCGAAAAGGGCCGTAGTCGCAGAGATGGCGGCGCACAGGTATTGGAGAGACACATGCGTAACGCACCGACCGCGCCTAAGAAAACCAAAAAGAAAATGAATCGCAGCCCCGGCAAGGGAGTCACTGCTCGTCGAGAAAAAGAAAAGCTGACTCGTATTCCGGGTACTCCGTACATGGCCGACTCTGAGCAGATGGAGATTCTTCGTCGTCAGTCTCCGACTAAAAAAGCTATGGGTGGCTCACAGGTTGGTGGCATGACGGTCGAGCAGGTGATGCAGACTATTGAAGATGACACCAAGCTCGGGACCAAAGAGTTTCCGTTGAACCGCGAGGAGCAGTCGCAGTCGCGTGGCGGCGGCAAGGCCATTCAAGGCACCAAGTTCACTGGGGTTAAGTAAATGGCGACGTTTCGCACTGATCCAAATACCGGTCGCGCTGTAATTAGCGAAGAAAACCGAGTAGATCGTTCTGGGTTAAGTGGTAGGCGTGGAAGCACTGTTCAAAGCAGAACTAGCGGCGGACCAAATCAATCTGACGGTCCAACAGGTGGATTTGGTCCGCCCGTTGGATTTGATTTTGGCACTGGAACCGCCGCAGGCACTCTTAGCCCGCAAGAGTTTATGAATGTTACTGGGCGTACGGCGACAAATCCTTATGGTAAACAAGGATTTTTTAGCCGCGTCTTTGGCATTGATCCCAGTAAAATAGATTACACGAACAATTTTGGTCGAAATCGCGGAGAGTCGCAGGGAATTATGGCGACTCTGAACAACAGAGCATACAACGCATACTTGAATCCTGTTGATCTTTCTACGGGATTCGTAAACCCAATGCTCGATGAGGGATCACTGACTAGGTTTGGTCGAGTAGAACGTGATCCTAATCTCAAGCAGGGTATCGGTGGTTTTGGGTTGCCAGCAGTAATATCAAATCTATTTGATCGCAGTGATCTCGTAGTTCCGGGGCAACCCGCTAGTGATGCGCGGCGGCAGGACATTGGAATCTTCGATTTTGAAATACCGAGAAACATGGATGAGTTGGTTTCTTCGGCGCTTGGAGAACAGGCACCTAGAAGTGTTGATGGATTGACTGATCTTGAAGCTTTCGAGCCGTTTACTACTGATCTCGACGTTCGTAATCCAGAAAGTTATTTCGCCAATATAAACACTCGTCCGCAGGAAACACCTGTAACACCCGGTTTTACTAGGCCAGACGACGTAACGGTGGCCGATGTTCTTGCTGCTGCACCAAGGGTAACGTCTGAATACGAAGAAATGGTTGGAGCCACTCCCGAAGAGTCAGGAACGTATATCGTAGGCAGTCAAATCGCTCCTACAAGCACCAGTCGAATGGTATACACCATAGAGGGGACCACTCCCGCAGAGCAGGCTTACTTACGTGAAATTAGAGACGATGATTTGATGTATGACTATGATAGATCAATTCCAACTGGCTCTACAGTGTTGCAAAACATACCCGGCGGCGATCCTGGCTCTGCGTCAATCACCGTTAACCCACAATCAGAATCACCAACATACACCGCGCCTGATGAGCCGGTTGATCTTTTGCAAGACATTTTAGCGCCTGATGGCAGCATTCTGCCGGGGGTGACGGATGTTATTGCTCCGCCGCAAACTCAGCGCAGCGGGGGTCGAGACATTATTCTTGTCATGCCCGATGGACGGGTTGTTGATTCGAGAAACATAGGTCGGTGACATGAAAATCGAAATCAAACTAATCCCAGACGGACTCGATCTGGCGAAAGAGATTCAAGACGGCATGCCGATTGATCGCATGGTTGATGCAGGTGGTGACGAGGGAGAGTCTTGCCCTGCCGCCACGCAAGACATCGATCTCAATCTTGAAAACAGGCAAGACGCTATCGACAACTATAAGTACGGACCGTTGAATCCAAACCTTGATGACACGGGTAAGAACGATAGTTTTTGGCAAAGTATAGCTGACACATTCAACACGGACATAGAGGCAGCAAAAGAAAGTCGCTGCGGCAACTGCGCTGCTTTCAATCTTACCTCACGTATAAAAGACTGCATCGCCAAGGGTATCGGGATGGATGACGGCGCCGATCCGTACGAGTCCGTCGAGGCGGGCGACATTGGATATTGTCAGTTTTTGAAGTTCAAGTGTGCGTCGATGCGTGTTTGTAACGCTTGGGTTTCTGGCGGTCCGATCACGGATGAAAAGATGGCGTCATAATGGACGTTGTAGATTTTTTATCAAGGTATCAGAAAACCTTGCAAACACGGGTAGATGATATTAGCATCTCTCTGACTAGCGGTAGCGCATCTGATATGGAATCATATCGTGCTATGGTGGGTGAGATTCAGGGCATCACCTACGCGCTAGAAGAGTTACGCGCCCTGCTAAAAAAGGTTAACTATGACAACGCTTCTAGTTCCTGATCACGTTCTGCGGCAGCAGCAAGCCAAGAAAAAAGCTGAAGAAGAAGCCTCCAAAAAACCCGCTCTAGATAGGATCCCGCAGCCCACCGGCTGGCGGATTCTGGTCATGCCTTATCAGGGCAAGGCCAAGACTGAGGGTGGAGTATTCGTTCCCGATCAAGCCAAAGACCGAGAAGCACGTGCCACTGTTGTGGGATATGTGGTTCGTCTTGGGCCACTGGCCTATCAGGATCCGGACAAGTTTGGTCCTGATTGCAAGCCGTGGTGTCAAGAAGGCGACTGGGTGTGTATTGGTCGGTACGCCGGTTCGCGCTTCCAAATTGAAGGTGGCGAGGTCCGCATCATCAATGACGATGAAGTCATTGCAACCATCGTCGATCCTGACGATATCAAGACATACGGAGCATAGTATGCAAAACAACCTTGCTGAAAAGGAAGAGCTTGAGGTCGTCGAGGTAGGCGAAGAGCAAGCGGAAGCTCCTGTTGAGCAGGCGGAGGCAGAACAAGAGGCCCCGCAGGCTGAAGCACAGGAAGATGAATTAGAGCAATATTCGGATTCTGTTCAGCGTCGTATTTCGAAGCTGACGAATAGGTTCCGTGAAGAAGAGCGCCAACGACAGGCGGCTATCGAGTACGCGGAGGCGGTGAAGAAGCAGAACGATGAGCTTCGTGCCCGCATTGACAAGCTCGATCAGTCCTATGTTGGCGAGTTTGGTAGTCGCGTGGAAGCGGATGCTGTCGCTGCCAAAGAGGCATACAAAAAAGCGTACGACGAGGGTGACGCTGACGGTATGTTTGAAGCACAGCAGCGGATCAGTAAGATCGCTCTGGAGCAGGCTCGATATGAAGAAGCCAAGCGCCGGAATGAGCAGCGTCAGGAGCAGCCGCAGCGTCAGGAGCCTGTTGCACAGCAGCCGGCACAGCAGCAAGCGGCTCAACCGGATCCCAAGGCCGAGGCTTGGGCATCGAAGAACGAGTGGTTTGGCAATGATCAGACCATGACATATGCCGCTTTTGGTATTCATCGCCAACTTATTGAGGATGAGGGGTTTGACCCGACCTCCGATGAGTATTATAGTGAGCTTGACAAACGTGTTCGCACGGAGTTCCCGCACAAGTTTGCGGAGACAAAGCGCGATGCTGGACCCAGAGTCGCTTCTGCTGGATCCACGGCTTCCAAGTCGTCGTCACCAAAGGGGCGCAGAACAGTCAAACTGACACCTTCGCAGATTGCGATTGCCAAACGGTTGAATGTTCCGCTCGAGGAATACGCCAAGTACGTGAAGGAGTAAGTTATGACGAACAGAAAACCACGCGAAACAGAGACTCGCGCAACCACTCAGCGGCGTAAGCCCTGGACCCCGCCTTCTAAGTTAGAGGCACCTGAAGCACCGGCTGGTTATCAGCATCGTTGGGTCAGAACCGCCATTCGTGGTGAGGATGACAAGACCAACGTACACTCGAAGCTCCGCGAGGGGTGGGAACCGGTACGCGCTGACGAGTACCCCGAGCTTGCAGATCGCTATCCAGTGATCGAAGAGGGTAAGAATACTGGAGTTATCGGCGTAGGCGGCTTGATGCTGTGCCGGATTCCAGAGGAAACGGTCGAAGAGAGAACTGAATATTACCGGGATCAGACCCGCAATCAGATGCGTTCCGTTGACGAAAACCTTATGAGGGAACAACATCCCTCAATGCCTATCCACAACGATAGGCAAAGTCGTGTAACTTTCGGAGGAAAAGATTCCTCCTAACCAATGAGGTAGAGCAATGGCAAACTCAAATGTTGCCTTCGGCATGAAGCCGATTAATACCGCAGGTAGCACACCAGCTACTTCCGGTACTAATGCGTATTTCATTAAGTCAGATGCAAGCGCGATTTTTCAAGGTTCTCCGGTTATCGCAACTAACGACGGCACCATCGCCGTCTCCAGTTCTGCTTCCGGTGATACTTTGAAATTCATTGGCGTTTTCGCTGGCTGTGAATACGTAGACGCGACCACCGGTAAAAAGAAGTTTTCGAACACTTGGCCTGGATCGGGAAGTGCGAACACAAATTTCGACATCATTGCGAATGTGTACGACAATCCGATGCAGCGGTTCATTGTCTGTTCGGACGCTACTCTTACCGACAAAGCGACCGCAATCACCACCATTTTCGAGAACGCAGAGTTCTCGGCTGAGTCTAATAAAGGCGCAGCAAATGGTAATACAACCACTGGTATCTCGACAGCACAGCTTGACGTATCGACCGTAGATGCTTCTGATCTTTCGCACCCGCTGAAGATTTTAGGCGTTCTCGACGATCCGGAAAACGCTGACTTTACCGCTGCCGGTATCCCGCTGATTGTGATGATCAACAACCATGCCCTTACAGCACCTGCCACTGGCGGATCTGCTGAAGGCACAATCTCGTAAGGAGGGTAGTGAGTTATGGCTATTTCTCGCGCACAACTCGCCAAAGAGCTTGAGCCTGGTCTCAACGCCCTCTTTGGCATGGAATACACTCGCTACGAGGGTCAGCATGCTGAAATCTTCGACACCGAAGGCTCAGATCGAGCATTCGAAGAAGAGGTCATGCTGTCGGGTTTTGGCGCCGCACCAGTTAAGAACGAAGGCGCTGGAATCTCGTTCGACGACGCGAACGAGGCGTATACCGCACGGTATACCCACGAGACCGTCGCAATGGGTTTCTCGATCACCGAGGAAGCTGTTGAGGACAACCTCTACGACCGTCTGGCATCTCGCTACACTCGTGCCCTCGCCCGTTCGATGGCACACACCAAGCAAGTTAAGGCCGCTTCCGTCCTTAACAACGCTTTCACCGCAGGCGCAACTGCCGGCGGCGACGGTGTAGCACTCTGTGATGCCTCGCACCCGCTTACCAGCGGTGGCACTTTCGCCAATGAGCCGTCTACTGCGGCTGACCTGAACGAAACTTCGCTCGAAGATGCGCTGATTAACATCGCAGGCTTCGTCGATGAGCGTGGTCTGGTCATCGCACTGCGCGGCATGAAGCTGATCATTCCGCGTCAGCTTCAGTTCATTGCCGAGCGTCTGCTGGTGTCGAACCTTCGTGTTGGAACCGCCGACAACGATGTCAATGCTCTGAAGAGCATGGGCATGCTGCCGGAAGGTTACGTAGTCAACGACTACCTGACCGACACCGATGCGTTCTTCATCAAGACGGATGCCCCGAACGGCCTCAAGCACTTCGAGCGTATGCCTCTGGCAACCAACATGGATCCGGACTTCGACACCGGCAACATGCGGTTCAAGGCTCGTGAGCGTT